TTTCGCCATTGTTGATAGTGGCACTTCATTACCTTCATACTGTTCAGGATTATATGACCAGTTACCAGAGATTGCTTGATCAAAATATTTTTGCATTACTGCAACCACATTTATATAACCCTCATTACCTTGCATATCCCAAAGCAATGTATAATGATTTTTAATATAAGGATACCCAGGTACTATTTGTTTGAGTGGTCCTTTTTTTGATTTCTTAACGGACAAGAAGTCACGAGGTGGTTCGATACCATTCGTTTCGTTGCACACCACAGAGGAACTTTCACTAGGCATTTGTGCGGACAAGGTCGAATGCCTAAGTCCGTATTCTTTAATAGCTCTGCGAAGACTATTCCAATCATAACTTAACTTTCTCTTTACTATGCTATCAACATCTTTCTTATAAGTATCAATAGGCAATATTCCGTCAGAATATTTAGTTCGTTTGAAAAATGCACACTCACCTTTTTCTTTTGCTATTTCATTACTTGCTTTAAGTAAATAGTATTGAAATGCCTCTGTATATTCATCTACAAGTTTCCATGCGTCTGGACTATCATATTTAACTTTATTCTTTGCCAAAAAGTGTGCTAGACCAATATAACCTATACCTAAACTTCTTCTTGCTTTTGTAGATATCTCAGCAGCCTTTACTGGATAATTTTGTAAATCAATTAATTCTTCTAATCCTCTTACAGATAAATCGCATAAAGGTTCTAATTCTTCTTTGTTTTTTATTTGACCTAAATTGATTGCACTTAAAATACATAAAGCGATTTCACCTGCACCATCTATATGTTGTAAAGGATCAGTAGGTAATGTAATCTCTTGACATAAATTAGACATTCTAATTACATCTTTAAAAGAACTATGACTATTACAATGATCTATATTCATAATATAGATACGACCTGTTTCTGCTCGTTCTTTGAGTATTGATAAAAATAATTGTTGTGCTGGTACTTTCTTTTTCTTTACACTTGTTGCTCTTTCATATTTTTCATACAGCTCATCAAACTCTGGTGTGCCAAATGCGTCATATAAACCAGGAACATCATGTGGTGAGAATAAACTAATATCACCACCTTGAATAAATCTTTTGTAAAATAATTCTGATAACTGAATAGAATAATCTAGTTTTCTAACACGATTATCCTCTGTGCCTTTATTGTTTTTAAGAACAATAATATCTTCTATCTCTTGGTGCCAAATAGGAAAGTGTGTAGTCGCTGACCCGCCTCGTACACCGTTTTGAGTACAACACTTAACCGTTGCCTCAAATTTTTTAAGGAAAGGTACGACACCAGTATGCTGTACTTCTCCACCACGAATACGACTATTGATTCCACGGATTCTTCCAGCATTGATACCAATCCCAGCTCTTTGGGCGACATAACGCCCAATAGCCATATCGCTACTGAAGATACTAGGAAGAGTATCATCGCTATCAACAAGCACACAAGAAGCAAACTGACGCAAAGGAGTACGGACACCAGCCATAACAGGCGTAGGAATATTAATGAGATGTTGTGAAATAGCGTTATAATATTTTTTAACATAATTTAATCTTTTATCCTTTTCATAGTTTCTAAATAATGTTGCCGCAATCATCATGTACATAAATTGTGGCGTTTCAAAAATTTGACCAGATGATCTATCTTGAACCAAATATTTATCAATAACTTGACGAAGACCAGCATATGAGAAAAGATAATCTCTCTCATGCTTAATAATATTATTCATATCATTTATTTCTTCATCTGTATACCAAACTAATATATCTTTATCATATACACCCTGGTCTATGCATTTTTTTACATGTTCTAATAGTGGTGGGTGTTCCCATAGTCTATGATGTAAAGATTTTCTTAAACTAAAAAGAAGTAAACGAGCAGCAACATATTGATAGTTTGGATTTTCTAATGATATTAAATCACTAGCAGATTTAATTAGTATTTGTTGTATTTCGTCTGTTGAAATTTTATCGTAGAATTGTATACCGCTAGACATTTCTACTTGTGATTCTGATACACCAGATATATCTTCACAGGCATATCTAACCATTTCGTGTATTTTTTCTAAATTAAGAGGTTCTGTCCCCCTACCATTTCGTTTAATAACATTAATATTGTCTGGCGACATTAAACCTCCTTGTAATTATTTAATTGTTGATACGCTGATAACTTTGAAAAAGTATTACTATCTATAATACCTTGAACCTCTGCTGGTGTCATACCACCAATAACCATATCGTTAATATCTTTGTATTTCAACGACTTTGGCCATATACAAATTTTATAATCTTGAGTTATTAATTTTTTCATTTTATACACAATTTCTACACTTCTAGGTTCATTATCAAAAACATATACTGCGTTTCTTTTTAATGTTTTTACTTCTAAATCAGAACCTGCAACTGCGATAGCATTAGGTAAGAATAAACTATCAATAGGCCCTTCTGTTATGTATATTGTTTTATTAATGTCTAATTTATCTAGACCATAAATTCTTCTTTTCTTCTCATCTAGTTTGATTGTAATATACTTTGGTTGTTCATTACCAAATGCACGACCTTGAAATGCAAACATTTTATTATCTACATCTAGAAAAGGTATTACAACTCTTGGGTGATCTTCTTTAATGACTGCAAATTTATTAGGTATGAGTGTATTAACCCATGCCATAAACTTATCAACAAGAAAGAACTTATCAGCATAATCTTGTAGTTTTCTTTTTTCAATAAAAAGTTTATATGCTGGATGTGTGGTAATTTTATCAAGTCGTGTTAAATTTTTTAATTGTTTGTCATCAAACTTTACTGGTTCAAATTTAAACTCTGGTTCTTCAACTGTATTATTATTACCAGATTTATATTTTTCTATAATATATTCTTTATATAATTGTGGATCAATATATTCTATTAGTTTACTTAGGGTAGTGCCTTTTGAACAGTTATGACACTTATAAAAATATTCATTCTTAACTGCATACACAAAACCTCTTGCCTTAGATTTATTCTTTTTACTATCGCCACAATATGGGCAACGAAAGTTAAAAAGATTTCTAGACTTCTTTTTGAAGCGATCTAATCTAGGGGAAATGTTGTAAAGATATTGTACATCAATCATTGGGCTCATTATATATTATTTTAACTAAAAAGTCAAGAGGAAAAAAGTCTTATTTTTCAATAAGAAATAGGTGCGACAGAATGTCGCAGCCTAATATAAATGTCTATATAAAAAAGAGTGGTTTTTGCCGTTAAATGAACCACTATCTAATTGTTTTAATCTATACTCTAAATCAGCATGATCTGTTGATTTTGATAAGTAATTTTCTATTATCTGCTCTTTTGATTGATAAAGATTAAAGTTTGCCAACCAAGATAAAATTGATTTTACCATAAACAAACTCTCTTACTTTGCCAACCACTTGTGGCATTTCCTGCCCATATTGGTTTTCTCATTAGTTAAACTCCTTCTTTTTTATTTTTGTTATATAAGTAGTGATTAAGTTCTTCTTCCCACCTTGAACCATATTCAGTTCTGTAGTAGCGAACAAGATTTGGATCCACAAGACTAAGATCGTGGCCGCCAAACACTTTACCCAAAGATGTGAAGAAATGTATAATTGATTGCATTTGTCGCTTCCTTTCATCACTAATATTTAACAGATAAACTGTTAAAAGAGTATAGCTAAGTTGATAAAGCAGGTATCTAAAAAACGCAAGTATATTAGATGATTACTATGTGTTTACCAGATACCCATATCCATGCTTGCTTGTAATATAAATCCTAAAAGAATAGCACCACCTATAATTAACCAGCGCCATCTTTCTAGAACACCCACTCTACTATCTAGACGGTTCGTGACTTGATCAATTGCCTCTCGTAATTCTCTTGATTGTGTACTAATTCTAGAATGTAGTTTTTCTAAATCTTCTTCCCATTCTCTACGCCTTTGTTCTAGTATAGAGAATAAATCTTCTTGTGAGGTATCAACCCTTCTTAACTTTTCTTCGTGAACAGCAAGCATAGATTTAATACCGGCAGATATATCTGTTAATCTTGTGATTGCGTCATCAAGTCTTTGATGAACTTGATTAGAAGTATTGCGATCTGCTTTTAATACAGCAATATCTTTAATCAGATCCTTCAGTTGATTCCCGTTCTCCACTTTCGTAATACTCCTTATAACTTAATATGATTTGATTTTGCTCGTATAATTTATTACGAATATCTGCAAAATTTGTTGATAGTTTTTTATAACCCTCATCTGTTACAGCAAATAAGGCATAGTCGCCACCTTCTGCTTTAACCTTTTCCATAACCTCATCAATATTATCTTTTGTTACCACAATCCATTCTACATCAACCAATTCTAGAGGTTTAGGATTTGGAAGATTAAGAGGTTCTCTTTTCTTCTCTATCTTGTAGTTACTAATTTCTTTTACTGCTAGTCCAGCACACCCGTTAAGGAGTAGGCCAAAAACTAGGACACTCACGATTAGGCGTACCATTTAATTCCTCTTCTGTTAAAGGCGAACCACTTGCAATCTCTACACATCTAGCAGCACTCTTACTCGCCCCATTTATAATTTTTTCAACAAGTTTAGGTTTGTTTTCTGCAAGATTACCAATATCATGCTTACCTAATCTTTTATTTAAATCTGCTTTATCTTGTTCTAGTTTCTTATTTACTTCTTCTAGTTTATCTAAAGTATTTCTTATTTTTCTAAAGTCTTCTGCTTGTTGTTCAATAACTTGTTTTTGATCTTCAACAGCACTTTCTAATTTTATTTGATTAGATTTTAAAGTAGCATTATCTTTTTGTAACTTATTGATGTACAGATAACCACCACCGGCACCTGCTAACATAAACAATACTAAACCTATTTTCAAACTACTGATCATAAACTTTATTAATTATTTTATTTAATCTTAGCATTAACTTTGCGGTGTTTATTCCATGCCACAAAACCACCTAGTCTTAATGACCAGTATGCTAAGTAATTCATAAGAAAGAAACCATTAATCTCTATATTAATGTCTCTAAAAATTTCATCTGCTCTCTTTTGTGTGATAT